GGGCCCACCAGACTTTCACTGGTTGTAGGCTTATTGAAAAGAAAAGAAAACGGTAAAATACACACCGGGTTGAGGGCTGGTTAAGTTTGGCGATACGTGGACTCTTTAGAGTCTTTCCACGGTTCAAGACTAGTCGGAGGGGGCGGGTAGGAACTGCACCTGTGGGGCGGTGTTGGAGAGTTGGCCACGGGTGAATTGGGTTGAGGTGGAGGCAAGGTTGGAGTAGCTGGCTCGTGCTTCGAACAGGTTCAGTGAGCGGGCGGTCTCGTTTGCTGTGACCTCGTCGGGAGTGGGGGTGCGTGAGAGGCCGCCCGGGGGTTCGAGTGCCGCAGGGTTGAGCAGGCCGTCGAAGAAGTCAAAGCCGGCCCAGCGGTGTTCGAACTTGATGTTGGCTCTGGCAAAGCCTGCTGGCGGGAGGTTTCGGGCCAGGCGGGCGTTCCATATAATTTTGGCATAGAACCGGCAGAACTTGCGAAGGGTTGTGGTGACTTTGACGACCCCAGCGATTTGTGCCAGAGAGATGGTGGGCGTCGGGCTGGGGCCGCTGAGGGTTACGAACGATGAGGAGCCCGCGTCGAAGCATGCGTTGACCAGGGCAAGGGCATGGCTGAGTAGTGAGTCAGTGGGTACTCCGAGGGTGGTGAGGCCGGAGGTGATGGTGTCGAGCTCTTGCGCGGTGGGGACGGAGGGGGAGGAGACTGGGAAGGCCATCGCGGCTAGTGCGTCAGCGGTGGGAGCGGTGTTGAGAGCCATCGGGGAGGGTGTTGGTAAATTTCAAGTACTGTTCCAAACTTAAACCTCTAGGGTGTGCGGCAAGGACAAGTTGGGGTGGGATGGGGCAGGAGCCTTGGATAATGGTGGTATGCCCCGTGATGACTATGGTGCAGCCCGGGTTAGGCGTGAGGAGTGCCGCAGCTAGGGCAGCTGTGAGGATTACTGCGGCGGCGAGAAAGTAGTAGAATGAGTCCGGAGAGGGTGAGGATGAGGAGGAAGGCGAAAGGGAAGGGGTCACGTGTCTTGGACGCACTGGGGCTGAAGTAGCTGATGGATTTGGTCCCGTCGACGTATCGGCCTCCGTGGGGTAGTGCATGGAGGTTGTCACCGACGTGAGGAAGGGTGGACCTGGTCGCGGTGTATACTAGGAGGGCGAGGGAGATTCCGATGGAGGCGGCGAGCACCGGCTTTCCGTAGTCAGTGGGAGGGGTGAGGTGGTGGGCTCCGGACATGGAGTTGTGAGCGGTGGCGGGAGAGGCTGATGTAGAGGCCGACTTTGTCCGCGACTTCCTCGAGTGGGAGGGCGGAGACTACGGTTACCGTGTCGAACTCCAAGCCAAGGGCAGCGGTGGGGCAGAGGAAGTGGGCGCCGTGGGCCGTGAGAAGGGCTTGGGTGGTCTGGTCCAGGGCAATGACGGTGCCGAGCAGTGGGCCTTCGAAGAGTCCGGAGAACTGGATGGTCGACTCTTCCGTTCGGCTGGAGGTGCAGGGGCACACCAGTTTGGAGATGAGCCGGGTCGTTGCGGGGCAGAGGCGGTGGCTGACGGACTTAATGAAGTGTGGTCGGAGGGCTAGGCCTGGGTGTTGGAGGGGGTCGGCAAGGACGACGTCCCACGATCCTTTGAGGGGTTGTAGGGCCGCGTACTCGTCTAACAGGTTTATTTTGTTAGATTCGGGGCAGGTAAGCTTTCTGATGAAGGCACCCGTGAGGTTTGGGGTTTGGGGGCTCCCGGCAGTCTGGGCGGCGAGATTGGGGTGTTCGGGAAGGAGGTTTTGTATGAGTGTGGTCTTTCCAGCACCTGCGACGGCGTGGACTACGAGGGGTTTGGATATGGGAGTGTTAGTTCGTTGGAAGTTGTTAGACGTTAGTGCGTTGATAATGGAGTCCATGCTAATCGGAGTTGAGGAAAGGTGATCCTCCAAACTTAACTAAGTCACGAACCGTTACCTGGTGGAGATGTGCTTGGTGCGGGGAGAGGAGGTCTTGGAGGTCATCGCCGAGGGAGTATGCGAGCTTGGCGTCCAGGCTGTAGTTTGCGACCACGTTGGTGATGGCGTCCCTAACGCCCGCTTTCTTCTGGGCCTTGGCAAGTTCGAGGGAGGCGTGGAGCTTGAGGGGGTCTTTGATGAGGCCCTTGGGCGTGATGAGGTAGCCGCAGAACTCTGCCCACTGGCCCCGTTCTTGCGGGGTGTATGCTGGCTTCGCCTGGAGTGCGATGCGGTTCTTGAGAAGGGCGAAGGAGGGTTTCTCCGGGCATACCTGAGCAATTGCACAGTCGTCACCCGCGTAGATCTGAGCGGTTCCCTCGGGGATGTCGAAGCGAGTGTGGGTGTAGGCGATGTTGCATTCTGTGTTGGCGTCGAAGGTGGGGCCCTCGCCGGTGAGCCTCATAATGGAGAGGGTGCCCAGGAAGATTTTTGGGGACAACTTGATGTCTAGGTAGCCCTCGATTACCCACTCTGGGAGGTTGAAGTACTTGGCCTTGAGGATCTCGAATTGTAGCATGGCGCCATCCTGTGATTGGTCGAAGGCCGTGAAGTCGTTGGCGTAGGAGGGTTTGGAGAAGTCCCAGTAGTTTAGTACCCAACGGGAGAGGTCTTGCGGGGTCTTCTCACAGTTGATCATGATGTTGTTGGGGCTGAGGGCGTCACGGAAGCGGCGCATGTACCTGGCCATGGTTCCGTAGAGCATGACTGCGTGCTGCTGGAAGGATGCTATGGTCTGTCCGGGCTTTATCTCCTTGGCCCCTAGCTTCTCCATTTTCTTTACCCATTGGGACTTTAGGAAGATCAGGATCTGGTGCTCGTGGAAGTCGGGGGACTGTCGCCGCTCGCCCCCTTTCAGCTGAGCCATGGTTTTCTTCAGGTATGTGTTCTGGACTTCTTCGGCGCATCGGTTCCAGAGGTCCTCCGAGAAGTCGGGCTGTTCTTTGGGTAGGCCCATGGCGCGGTGATAGTTGACCCAAAGGATGTCGCCTAGGTCTTTCTTTGCGCGGAACTCTTCAATGTTGGCCTCTGGGGTGGAAATTTTTAGTCGGGCTCTGATCATTTCCCAGAGGAGCGCCTCGTCCTTGGCCTGCTGATGTGAGAAGAGTTGGGTGGTGGGGTCGTCGGTTTGGACGCAGTTAGTGTGGCCTCGGTCGCTCGTGAATATCTCACGGTCAAACTTGTCGCGGAGCTCCTCCTTGAAGTCGTCCAGGGTTGTCGCGGGCTCCTCGACGGGGAAATGGGTGACGGGTGGGGTGACTGGCTTTGGGGCGTCGGCGGGGGCTTGGAACTCCGTGATCTTGTCCTCCCGGACCAGGCTGAGGAAGGTCTTCAGGTAGGGTGTGGCTTCCAACTTCTCCCAGAAGGCGCTGGACTGCGCGTTGGTGTTGACGAAATGGATGCTGTCCACGGCCCGCGAGAGTGCGGTGTAAAGCACCTCTTTTGTACACATTGTGGTGTCGTTGTCCAGTAGGATTTGGACCTTGGGGGCCGTGATTCCCTGGCAGCCAGCGTAAGAGGACACTTTGTGCCCTGCGTCGGTGAAGGCTGCCTTCTTCATTAGGGAGGGTACAAGCAGGTGTAGGCCGGGGAGGGGCTGGAAGCCGTATGTGACGTTTAGTGGGCACGAGTTGGCCGAGTAGACTCCCAGCTTGTTGGCCAGGAATTTGGAGTTGCGGAGGGTGGCGTTTATGTAGTACCGGGAGAAGGCGGAGTAGATGGTGGTCGCGGGAGGGAGTTTGGAGATGAGCGCTTCCTCGTTGGACTCGTGGTGGGTGGATTGCCTGGGGTCCCCTGTGAGTATGACTAGCTCCAAATTGGCGTGGGTGAGGGCGAAGGCCTCGAGATACCCCTGGGGAAGCTTGCCGTAGTCGTCGAATATCACCACGGGGCTGTGGGAGCTGACGAAGGCTCTCTCGAAGGTGCGGAATTGTTCTGGGGGGTTGTGGGGGAGTTTCTTCAGCCAGTCGAGGCGGAGCTCGTTGGTGGGGAGGACCACCTCGATGGGTAGGGAGTGGTCTTGACGCAGTAGGGTTTGGAGGGCCTGGCTTTTGCCTGAACCGCCTGCTCCGTGGATGACTGAGATTGCCAGCTCGGTTTGTGTGTTCTCGGTGAGCATGGTCTGGGTTTCTTTCCAGGTTTGCGACTCCCTGTGTAGGGCTTTTCCGGTTCTGGAGTTCTTGACGTCGGAGGTGAAGGCGCGGGCGCGGGTGCGATCTGGGCTCCAGGGCGTGGGGAACCGGTTAAGCGACCTGAGGGTGGAGAGAATGCGTTCCAGGTTGTGTCCCTGCCAATGTGCGGGGAGGGTGGCTCGGGGCAGTTCCTGAGTGTCTGTGATGGGCATGATCATTTCCCCGGTGCTCGGGTCGTGCTGGACCTCGAGGGCTTCGAAGCCTAAGGCGTTGAGTTTTGGGAGCCAGGCGACCCAGGGGAGTGTTTCGGGGTTTTGGGCGGTCGGTTGTGCGTCAGGGCCGCTGGGGTTTGAGCTGGCGGGACTGGCTTGGCTCTTGGTTGGGCAGGGTGGTAGGTCTGGGCATTGCTCAACGGGGGTGGATTTTGCGGTGAGTTCGGGCAGGAGGGGGCCACCGCAGCGTGAGTGTCCCAGGGCGTGGATTGCCTCGAGTTGTCCCTCGGAGAGGGCGCTGCAGAGTACCTTGAGTTGGGTGTGGTGGTCCGGGCTTTCTGCGGAGGCTTCCAAGACTGCCTCCACGGTGGGTTTTGGGGTGGAGTTGGTGGCACGCGAGAAGTCTTGGAATCTGCTCGAGATGTCCGCGTCCTCGGGGTTGACTGGTTGTGGTTGGGTGAAGGGGTTTTTGAAGCCGGGCGGTCCGCGAACCGTGGTTCGCACATCGCGGACAGGAAACTCCAGGGTGATGGGCTGCCAGTCTAGGGCCTTGATGAGCTTGACGAAGGAGGGGCGGCCTCGGAAGAATTGGAGGATCCTTGAAATGCCGAGCGGAGGGGCCGGAGTAGTCTTTGGAGCAAGTTTCGGAGGCACGTCCTCAAAGCAGGTGTGGGAGTCGAGGGTGGCCGTGAACTCGAAGTAGTTCACCAGGAGCGTGATCTCGGAGGGCTGGTAGTGCTGCAGTTCCTTCGTGCTGATGAGTTGCTGAACTTGGCCCAGATGTCCCTCTCTTTGGGCCTCTTTACCTGATTTGATGTAGAAGAACATCTGCATCATAGTGGTTTTGGAGATGGGGGTGCGGCAGTTATAGTTCTCTGGGAGGAAGATGTGGGGTACGGTTACGTATTGGTCGTTGGTGGCAAAAGTCCGCCTTTCGGGGGTGATGTAGTTGCCGCGCTGAAAGATGAAGAGGTGGTTAGCTCCTTTGGTTTCTAGGCGTTGAGCGGTGACGGTGGGGCAGCCGGGTGCGGTGAGGTGTCCGACCGTCAACCACTCGAGTTGGTCGTATTTGTGGAAATACGAGGCCCCGGCGTGCCCACCTGGGATGTACATGAACCCATCCTCTGAGTAGGTGAGGGTGTAGATCTGCGGGTAGAGGGACCGAGACGTAGAGGGCTCGGGGGGAAGGACGAGGGTGGCGTAGAGGGTTTGGAGCCTGGGCGAATGGGCGAAGAGAGCGGTGAGGAAGGATGGGCTTAGGAAGTGGAGCGTATCTCCCATGAAGGCTATTTGGGTAGGGATGTCCGCGAGTCTGTTGATGATGGTTTCTTGCGGGTATCTCGGGACGTCTTTTGGTTCCACGTGGGCATTGAGAAAGTGGTCTCCATGTGTGGGTCCTCGGTGGAAGAACCGGAGTTTGGCTGGTTTCATGAAGAGGAAGGAGACGGGGTTCTCTTTGGGGAGGTAGTGCGAGACGACTTCATAGAGGTCGGACTCTATGGCCTTGGCGGCGGCGTGGGTGTGTGAGGTGATGGCGTAGGGGTGGGAGTTGATCCCGAGTGCCTCGAGGGCGTCTGCGGCCTCGGGCGATTGCGCGAAGGGGTTGGTGTGGCGTGTTTGAGCTAGCTCACGTTTGAGCACCCGGTAGGCTTCGTCTTGGATGACGGCCTTGAGGGATGGGTCGGTGAGCTGGGAGAAGACGTTCCGAACGTTAGACATACCGTTAACCTAGCTTGTGGGCGAGTCGGTTACCGTGTAGGGCCGTGTATGTCTGTTGACGTTAGGTTTGTGTAGGTTTGTTTTC